ATGAAATTTGAGGCGTTCAGCGAAAAGCAAACGCTTGCGTTGACCTGGTGGAGCGATTCGTCGCCCTGGCGCGACTGGGACGCCGTCATCTGCGACGGGGCCGTCAGAAGCGGCAAGACGCTGTGCATGGGTATTTCGTTTCTGTGCTGGGCGACGCGGCGCTTCGACGGGCGACAGTTCGGCATGTGCGGCAAGACCATCGCGTCGCTGCGGCGAAACGTCGTGAGCGTGCTGCTGCCGGTGATGCGGGACCTCGGCTTCGGCGTGGACGAGAAAATTTCGAAAAATCTGTTCACGCTGTCGTTCGGCGGGAGGAGCAACACCTTTTACCTTTTCGGCGGACGGGACGAGTCCTCGCAGGCGCTCATTCAGGGCGCGACCTTCGCGGGCGTGCTCTTGGACGAGGTCGCGCTGATGCCCAAGAGCTTCGTTGAGCAGGCCTGCGCAAGGTGCAGCGTTTCCGGCAGCAAGCTTTGGTTCAACTGCAACCCGGAGGGGCCGAGCCACTGGTTCTATCAAGAGTGGGTCAAAAAGTCGACGGAGAGGAGAGTAGTTTACATCCATTTCTCTTTGGAAGACAATCCGGCGCTGTCGCGGAAGATCATCGCGCGATACCGGAAGATGTACTCGGGCGTGTTTTACCGGCGCTTCGTGCTGGGCGAGTGGGTTGCTTCGACCGGGCGCGTGTATGACTTCTTCGACGAGAGCTATGTGCGCGAGGCACCGGACGGGGCGCTGGAGGAGTACGCCGTGTCCTGCGACTACGGGACCGCGAACCCTTCGAGCTTCGGGCTCTGGGGACGGCGCGGGGAGGTCTGGTACCGGCTGCGCGAATACTACTATAATTCGCGCGAGGAGGGCTTTCAGAAGACGGACGCCGAATATGTGCGGGAGCTGAAGGCACTCATTGGCGGCAGGCGCGTGCGGGCGGTCGTCGTCGACCCGTCGGCGGCGAGCTTTATCGAGGCGCTGCGGCGGGAGGGGCTACCGGTCGTCAAGGCCGACAACGACGTTTTGAGCGGCATCCGGCTGACGGCGGACCTGCTCAAGGCCGGGCGGCTCGTGATCTGTTCGGCGTGCGAGGACGCGATAAGGGAATTTTCGCTCTATTCGTGGGACGAGAAACGCGAGGACAGGGACGCACCCATCAAGCTCAACGACCACGCGATGGACGACATTCGCTATTTTGCGGCCACGATCGCCGCGCCGCGCCGCGAGGAGGTCTTTGCCGCGACCTTCGCCGAGCGGGACGCAATGTTCGAGTAAATCATTCGAGGGGAAGAGAAATGAAGTTTTTTCAGAAGAAAAAGGAGAGGCGGAGCGCCGTGACGACGCAGATCAGGGCCGCCGACCGGCATCCGTTCGGGATGCTCGACAGCTATGTGCCGCTCGGGGGCGGCGACGTGCGGCTCTACCGCGCGATCCGCGAGGCCATTCCGGTGCTCGATGCGGCGGTCATGAAGACGATACGGCTGACCGGCGGCTTCGAGGTGAAGTGCGAAGACGGGAGGGCCGAAAAGGAACTGGCGGACTTCCTCAGAAACGTCGATGTCGGACGCTCGCAGAAGGGGATCGACGCCTTTATCGACTGCTATCTCGACTCGCTGCTGACCTGCGGGCGCGCCGTCGGCGAGATCGTCACCGACGGGAACCGCGAGATCGCCGCGCTGCTGTGCGGCAACGTCTGCGACGTGGAACTGCACGAGGGCGCGTCGGCGCTGGACTTTGAAATCTGCGGGCGCGACGAGACGGGAATGTTCCAGCCACTGCCGTATCAGGAGCTTATCTTGTTCACCCCGCTCAGCCCGGAGGCCGACGCGCCCTACGGGGTGTCGATCTTTCGCAGTATGCCGTTTCTGGCGGAAATTTTGCTTAAAATTTACAACACGATCGGCGTCAACTGGGAGCGGGCCGGAAATGTGCGCTACGCCGTGGTGTACAAGCCGCAGGGGGATATCCTCGACAAGGCTTACGCGCAGGAGCGCTCGCAGATGATCGCGCGCGAGTGGTCGAGCGCCATGCAGAGCGGAAAAAACGGCAGTGTGCGCGACTTCGTCGCGGTCGGGGACGTCGACATCCGCGTGATCGGCGCGGACGGACAGATGCTAGACAGTGAGGTACCTGTGCGGCAGATTTTGGAGCAGCTTGTCTCGCGGACCGGCATTCCACCGTTCATGCTGGGGCTCAGCTGGTCCTCCACTGAGCGCATGTCCGCCCAGCAGGCCGACCTCATGACGAGCGAGCTGGGGGCGCTGCGGCGCACGCTCACGCCCGTCGTTGAGCAGATATGCTCGCTGTGGCTGCGGATGCACGGCTACGCCTGCGCGTTTGAGGTTGTGTGGGACCCGATCAATCTGCAGGACGCGGTGGAGCAGTCCAAGGCGGCGCTTTACGCCGCACAAGCGGAGAATATCACAAAACAGGAGACAAAAGCAAAAGAAAATGTCCCGGAAGGACAGACGCCGAAAAAGAACGAGGGCGAGAAAACTTCCGGGGACGAGGAGGAAAAAGCTTGAAAATCTACAAGGCGGGCGCGGACGGTGCAAAATCTGCACAGACGGAGGCGGAGCTTGCGGCGGTCAACGCCTTTGCAAAGACCGAACTGACGGCGGAGCAGGTTTACACCTTTTCCGTGGTGCTCTGCGACAACGAGATCGACAGGGACTTTGAGAAGTTTTCTGTCGACGCGCTCCATGAGCTTGCGGAGCTGTTCGTTGGGCGCACCGGCATCTTCGACCACGAGTGGAAGGCCGGAAACCAGACGGCACGCATCTACCGCACAAGCGTCGAGCAGGTGGCGGGGGGCAAAAACGCCGTCGGCGAGGACTACTCGGTTTTGAAGGGCTGGGCTTACATGCTGCGCTCGGAGAAAAACGCCGCGCTCATCGCGGAGATCGACGCGGGTATCAAAAAGGAGACGAGCGTCGGATGCAGCGTATCCGAGCGCGTGTGCTCCATCTGCGGACTCTCCGCCGGCGCGGGCGGCTGCTCGCATGTGGCGGGCAGAGAGTATGACGGCAAGCTCTGCTACCGCGAGCTTGCGAGCTGCGACGACGCTTACGAATTTTCATTCGTCGCTGTCCCCGCGCAGAGAGGCGCGGGGGTCGTAAAGGGCTTCGGCGGGGCGGCGACGCTCGGAGAGCTTGTACGCAAGTGTGGAGACGCGAAGATGATCGCGGAAATGGATAAGATCGAGGCGGAAGCTGTCCTTGGGAGAGAATATCAGGAGCAACTGCGCCGCGAGGTTCTGCGGCTCGGGCTGCTGTGCGACCCGAAGCTCTACGCAGGACTGGAAAAGGGCGCGGCGCGCATGGGGGCGGCGGAGCTGACGAGTCTCAAGAGCGCGTTCGAGGAACAGCTCGAGGGAAAGTTCCCGCCGCGCACACAGCTCAAGGGAAGAAACGCTGCCGTCAAATTCGACGGGGCCGAATACATCGTCTGACAGCGGCGGGGCCGCTGAAAATAATTTTTTGGAGGGATTTCTTTTGAAAGTCAGTTTTGAGGGGATCGGCGAGAACATCGTTACGTTTTACAACAGCAAAACCAATCCGGCAGCGGCGGGCGTGCCGGTCAAGATGAGCGCCGCCTGCGAGGCGGCAAAGTGCGGCGACGGCGAGCGCTTCTTCGGCGTTGCCGTGGCGGGCGACAGCGAGTTTGCCGCCGTGCAGACGAAGGGCTACGTCGAGATGCCGTACACGGGTACAGTGCCGGCGGTCGGTTTCGGCAAGCTCGCGGCGGACGCCGCCGGCGGCGTCAAGACCGCCGACGCGGGCAGCGAGTTTCTGATCATCGACGTCGACGTTACCAACAAAGTCGTCGGCTTCATTCTTTGAAAAGTAGAGGGAGAGGATAATTATGAGCACTAAATTCAACGAAATTAAGCTTGACAAGGGCATGTACAGCGAAACCGGCAAGAGCTTTACGCAGGTTCTCGAGAGCTTCGACCCGAGCGAGGAGTACAGAGGCACGGCGCTCGAGGGCCTCGACGCCTACCAGAGACAGCTCAAGCGCTTTGACATCAAGGTCCGCGGCGCGGGCAGCGACATGGTCGAAAAGTTTTTCCACACGACCGAGAGCGCCGTGCTGTTCCCGGAATTTGTCGCGCGCAGCGTCCGCCAGGGCATGGAGGAGGAGAACATCCTGCCGTCCATTACCGCGACCGTCACGAAGTTTGACGGCATGGACTACCGCAGCATCTACTCTGTTCCGACCGAAGACGACAAGAGCCTGCGCCGCGTCGAAGAGGGCGCGGCCATTCCGCAGACTGAGGTAAAGGTCCGCGAAAACCTCGTTCGACTCCACAAGCGCGGCAGAATGCTTGTGGCCTCCTATGAGGCGGTGCGCTTCCAGAAGCTCGATCTGTTCTCCGTTATGCTGCGCCAGATCGGCAGCCAGATCATGCGCATGCATCTCGAGGACGCCATTAATGTCCTCATGAACGGCGACGGCAACGACAACGCCGGGGCCGCCTTTAAGGTCGGCACCGCGCCGATGACGGGCACAGCCGGCAAGCTCGGCTATCAGCAGCTGCTCGAATTTTGGAGCCAGTTCGATCCCTACGCGCTCAACACGATGCTCGTGAGCCCGGACGTCATGCTGCAGATTTTGCAGTGCCCCGAGTTCCAGAACCCGCTGACGGGCCTCAATTTCACCGGCACCGGCGAGCCGGGCAATCCGCTCGGCGCGAAGCTCATCAAGTCCTCCGCTGTCGCCAAGGGCACGATGATCGGCCTTGACAAGAGCTACGCGCTGGAAATGATCGAGGCGTCCGACGTCGCGGTCGAGTACGACAGACTCATCGACCGCCAGCTTGAGCGCGCGGCAATCACCAGCATCTCCGGTTTTTCGAAGCTCTACACGGACGCTTCCAAGGTGCTGACTGTCTGATTTAGAGAATGGCGGGGAGAAAATCTCCCCGCCGGAGAAAGGAGAGACTGCGTTGGATACGGATAAGGATATTCTGAACAAGGCCAAGACCGTTTACCGCGAGACGCTGAGCACCGCCGAGGAGAGCGCACTCTATGAGATGGGGCTCGCGGCGCACGCGGAGCTCGAGCGGCGGCTGCGCGACGGCGTGAGCGTGGAGTCGATCTACGATGAGTTCGTGCGCGCAGCGGGAGTGCTCGCCGTGGCGCTGCTCGTCGGGCTCGACTGCGCGGGGGCGGAGAGCTTTACCGCCGGGAGTGTCACGCTCAAGCGCGGTGGGACTTCGAGCGCGCGCCGGGCAGCGGCGTCGCTCAGAAGCCAGGCGGAACTGATGCTCGCGGGCTATCTGCGCGACGGGGCCTTCTGCTTCGGGACGGTGCGCTCATGAGCGGGCGCTTCGACGCGCTGTGGCGCTTCGGGAGAACAGTGACGGCCTTCGACGAGACGAGCCCGGCGGGGCGGACGTTCCGGGGCTTTTTGGAGCCGATGGACCGGCGAAGCTCTACGGAAAAGATAAGAACAAAAGCGGGATTCGCGCCTAAGGAGAAGTTTCGACTGTTTGCCGAGCCGAGAGAGGCATTTTCGGCGGGCGAGGGAACGCGGCTCGTCTGCGGCGGGGAGGAATTTCGCCTGCTGCGGGCCAAGGCCATGTACGACGGGGAGACGGTCACGCACCGGGAGTGCGTGCTGCTGAAGACAGGAGAGGTGAAGACGGGTGCTTGACGCGGTTTTGGACGAGGTCGTCGCCGCGCTCAAGGCGGCGGGCGTGAGTGCGTTCCGCGCCTTCCCGGAGGCAGCGGAGACGGGCGGCGTGAGTGTTGGTGTCGAGTCCTACGCTGTGAACAGTGCGGGACTCGGGGACTACCTCGGAACCCGGGCAGCGAGCGGCGGCGCGGGCGAAAAAGAGCTTTACGGGAAGCGGCTCGCGCTGACGCTGGGGTTTGAGGTTTTTGTCCCGTTCGGCGGCAGCGGCGGCGCTGCGGGCTGCGACCGGGCGGCGGACAAGCTGCGCGACGCGCTCGCGGCGCTGCCCGAGGGACTGCGTGTCCTGGAGATGAACTGCGACGAGGTGAGCGCCGACGAGGTGCTCGGGGTTTACCGCTGCAGGTGCGCGGCAAAGTGTTTGGCTTTCCTCGTGGCGGAAACAGACGGCGGGGAGCCGGAATTTGCGGATTTCAAGTTGAAAGGTACGGTGAATAATGGCAATCAGTGAAAGACCGGGGGTGTATTCCTCCGTTGAGGTCACAAGCACACTGTCCGGCACGGGCAGCGGAAAGACCGTTGGCGTGGCGGCATGCGCCGCCGGCGGAACAAAGGACGAGGTCGTGTCGCTGCTCTCCTACGGGGAGGCGGCGGCGAAATTCGGTGCAGATTGTGCACTGACAAAGCTCGTGAAGCTGCTGTTTCAAAACGGCGCGGCGGCGGTCGAAGCGGTGGCGGCAGCCGTCGGAACGACGGCGACGACCGCAGAATACACGGCGGCATTCGCGGCACTCTCGAATAAAGAGAATGTAACTATCCTGATATGCGACAGCACGGACGCGGAGGTCGCTTCAGCGATGAAGAGCTCCATCGAGGGCTGCGGTGAGAACTGCAAATACCGCATCGGCCTTGTTGAGACGGGCGGCAGCGTTTCCGACGCGGCGGCCAAGGCCGCGGCGCTGAACTGCGAGCGCATTGTGCTGGCATATCCGTCGGCCGAGGGCAGCGCCGGCGCGGTGGCGGCGGCAGTTGCGGGCGTGCTCGCGGGACAGACCGACCCTGCGCTGCCGCTCAACGGGGCGGAGCTTGCGGGCGTCGAGGGCTTTTCCCGCATTTACAGCGACAGCGAGGTGACGACGCTGGTGACCGCCGGCGTGACCGCTGTGGAGAGTGTTTACGGCGCGCCGTCCGTCGTGCGCGGCGTCACGACCCGCACAAAGACGGGAGGCGCGGCGGACACGACCTTCCGCGAGTTGACGACGATGCTCATTATTGACGACGTGGTTCCGTCGGTGCGCACGGCGCTTCGCAGAAGATTTTCACGCGTCAAAAACACCGCGCAGACGCGCGGTGCCATTCGCACACAGGTAATTATCGAGCTTGAGGATAAGGTGAAGAGGGAAATTATCGAAAGCTTCGATAATGTGACCGCGGCGGCGGACGAGACGGACCCGACCGTCTGCAATGTCAGCTTTTCGTTCACCGTCGCACACGGACTCAACCGCATCGTTTTGTCCGCGCACATCAGCGTTTGAGAAAGGAGCGTGAGTGAGCATGAGCGTGATCGGATTTCCGACGAGCAGCGACATTTATCTTGAGGCCAACGGCAAAAAGGTCGCCGTGGTGCAGAGCTACAGGGCGACGGCAACGCGCAGCGAGCAGGTCGTCGAAGCCTTCGGCGAGAGCGAGCCGGTGGCCACGATCGCCAACCAGCTGCAGTACAAGCTGGAGCTGACGCGGCTGTACGTCACCGACGAGGCCGTCGGCGACGGAATCAATTTTCACGAGCTGAGCAACTTTTCGCTCGTCATTGTGAAGCCTGACCGCCGCATCGTCTACACCGGCTGCCAGTGGAGCCGGATCGAGGAGAGCGGCGAACTGAGCCAGATGGCGGCGGAGCACATCACCATCATTTCGAACCACAGAACGGAGATGGCAAATTGAACAGCGAGGAGCTGATCGCAAAGCTTTCGGCCGACCCGGTGGGACGGCTGCGCTGGTGCGTGTGCAGAGAGTTTGGCGTTCTGCCAAGCTCCCGCGCGGCGCGCGCGCTGAGCGACCGGCAGGTCGTTTTCTGCGGGGCGCAGATGGTCCTTGATCGGCGCGGAAGAGCCGGAAGGGCCGGCGCGGAGTGTGCGAGCAACGGCAGCTTCGATCCGGCGCGCTTTCGGGCGCTTGCGGAGGGCCGCACATGAGGATGACGAGAAGTGCCCTGCGCGAAACGGCGGGCCTGCTGCTCGCGGAGCTTGAGGAAAAACCGGGCGAGAGCCTTCGAAACGCCGGGGAAGAGGCGACCGTCGACGCCGACATGTTTGACGAAGAAGATACTTTGGACGCAATTTATTGCGCAAAAGGATACAAAACGCTGCGCACGGCGGGCGCGTCGCTGGAGGCATACGAGCTGTCGGACGAGACGGAGGCGGCGCTTGCAAGAAGACGGCCCGCGCTGTCGGCGGAGTTTCTGCGCAAGCCCGGCGGCCGGGCCGCGGGCAATACGGCAGCGGATGCGGCGGGAGCGGTCATCTTAGACGACGTGCGGAAAAACGAGCTGACGGACACGGACACGCCGGCGCGGCTGAGCGAAATCTTCCGCCGGGACGCGCGCTGCTACGACGGGCCGTTTGAGAGATATTAGGAGGAACGTGATGACGCTTTTACCGATGCGGTATGGGGACTACGTTTGGCCCCACAACCCGAAAACCTATGAGATCGACTACAAAAGACGGATCGTGTGCCACAAGGTGCCCTTCGGCCTGTACGCGCTGACGGACATGGGCCGCGATCAGCGCGTGCTGCGCGGGGAGGGCGAGTTCGTCGGAGAGGGCGCCTACGCGGAGTTTAAAAAGCTCGCGTCAATGTTCTACGGGGCGAAGCCGCAGACGCTGGTGCACCCTGTCTGGCAGGCGGCGCCGGCCTGGTTCGTGGAGCTTCGACTGCTGCAGGAGCCGCGAAAAAACTGTGTGCGCTACAGCTTTGAATTCTGGGAGTGCTGCGACGGCTACGAGCTGACGATGCGGGAGGTGACGCGGAGCGCCGCCGCGCCGACGCAGACGACGGCGGGCACGGCTCGCAGGAGCTATACGCTCAAATGGGGCGACACACTCTGGGGCGTCGCGCGGCAGAATGGACTTTCGCTCGCGCAGTTGCTCGCGCTCAATCAGCAGATACGCAACCCGAATATCTACCGCGTCGGAGACACGGTCTGGCTGTCGTGAGGTGCGCGATGGAGACTTTTTTGACGAATGTCTGGGGCAAACAGTACAAGCTGCCGCTGCTGCTCGAATGGAATTTTTCCTATGGCGCGGCGCTGCCATGCGACGCCTTTGAGGTGAGCTTTCTCTTTGACGCGGCGATGTACCCGGTGCTGCGGGACGCGGTCCGCTTTTACGCGGACGAGAACGGACAGACCGTCTTTTGCGGGATCGTCGACGATTTTGAAATCTCCGTTTCGGACAAGGGGAGCGTCGCGGTTGTGCACGGACGCGGACTGGCGGCGCTGCTTCTGGACAACGAGGCCGGGGCCGCGCAGTACGGTTCGGCGAGCATCGACACGGTGCTTGCGGGATATGTTTATCCGTTTGGGATAACAAATGTAAAGAATGTGGCGAATCTGTCGCCACGCGCGCTGAACGTCGAGAGCGGAGAGAGCTGCTGGAAGGTGCTCGAGGACTTCGTCTGGTTCGGCTGCGGGGTGCGGCCGCGCTTTGATGCCAACGGGACGCTGCTGCTCGGACGGCAGGAGGGCAAAAAGCGCGTCATCGATGCGAAGACCGCCGTGACGGCGCAGACGCTCAAGAGCCGCCGCTACGGGGTCATTTCGGAGGCTGTCGTCAAAAACAAGGCGGCGGGGACCTCGGCGACCGTTGTGAACGAAGCGTTCAAGCGGCAGGGCGGCGTTTGCAGGCGTGTGGTCAACGTCCCGCGCAGGACGCTCAACAACGCGATGCGCGCGACTGGCGAATACCAGATCGCGCGCTCGGAGGAGGACCGATTTTCGATCACGCTGACGGTGCCGGCGCTGTTCGCGGCGTTTCCCGGGGATGTGGTGACGCTTGCGGACACGCCCACCGGCGCGGCGGGGACCTATGACGTCGCGCGCTCGAGCTGCTTTGCCGACGGCGAGCGCGCCGGGACGGAAATCATTTTGAAGACGAGAGGAGAATGATTATGTGGCTCTCTGAGAGGACTGCTGCAAGGGACACCGACCGGGGCGAGTGCATGGTCGGGGTCGTGACGATCGGCGGGGCGAGGCCGTCCGTTCTGTGTGAGGGAGAGCTGCGCAGCACCGAGCTGCTGCACGGCGGCGCGCTGCGTTTGCCGCGCACCGGCGACGAGCTGCTCGTTGTTCGCACGGGGGACGGGGACTGCGTCGCCCTCGGGCGCGTCGGCGGGACGGTAACGGATGGCTGCGAAAACGGCGAGGTCCTGCTGACAAACGGAGGAGGTAGCGTGAAAATCAAGAATTCTGGAGAAATTATCCTTTCGGGAGATATTACGCTGACCGGAACCATAAAAATCAACGGAACGCTGCTCATCAACGGACAGGCCTATGTGCCGCCGGCAAGTGCGGCGACGGGGGCGTGAGAATGGAACTGAAGCTGACAGATGGGAAATATGTGCTCGGCGAGGGGAGAGCGCCGGAGGAGCTTGACGGCGCGGCGGAGCTTGCACAGCGGGCGGCGCTGCGGCTGCAGGTCCACCGGGGGGCGTTTTTGCCCCTGCCGGAGTACGGCAGCAGGCTTTGGCAGCTCGGGCGCGTGCCCCGCGCGGAGCGGGAGACGGCGGCACGGCAGTTCGTGCTGGAGGCGCTCAGCGACGAGACGGCGCTGACGCTTGAGACGCTGGAGCTCGTCGAGGGCGCGGACGGAGACGCGGCGCTGAAGCTGACACTCTCCTACGCGGGCGGGACGCTGGACCTTACGGCCGGAATTTGAGGTGAGAGAGATTGAAAGAGACGGAAGAAATTTATGAGGAAATGAAAAACGAGCTCGAGCGGCGCAGCGGGGCGGTGCTCAGCAGCGGCGGAGAGATGTCGCTGCGGCTGCACGCCGTGGCGGCGGAGCTCTCGACGCTCTGGGCGCAGGTGGACTGGACGCACTGCCAGAGCTTTCCGCAGACGGCGAGCGGCGAGACGCTGGCGCTGCACGCGGCCGCACGCGGTCTGGAACGGGCGGCGGCGGTGAGGGCGGCGGGCAGCATCCGCTTTTCGCTCGACGCGGTGCGGAGCGATGCGGTCAGCGTGCCGCTGGGGACGGTCTGCCTCAACGCGGCGGGACTTGAATTTGAGACGACGGAGGCGGGCAGCATTGCCGCCGGGGCGCTCTCCTGCGAGGTGAAGGCCGAGGCGAGAGCGGCGGGCAGCGCCGGCAACGTGCCGGCGGGGAGCGTCTGCTTCTTTTCGCTCGCGCCGGTAGGCGTGGCGAAGTGCACGAACGCGAACGCCTTCACGGGCGGCAGCAATATTGAGAGCGACGAGGCGCTGCGACAGCGCGTGCTCGAGAGTTTCGCGAGCCTGCCGAACGGCTCGAACCGCGCCTATTACGAGGCCGCGGCGCTCGACACCGAGGGTGTGGGCGCGGTGAGCGTTCAGCCGAGGGCGCGGGGGGTCGGGACCGTGGACGTCGTGGTGGCGTCGCCCGCGGGACTGCCGTCGGAGGCGACAATCAAGGCGGTCAAAACAAAGCTGGAGGCACAGAGAGAAATCTGCGTCGACGTTTCGGTTCTGGCGCCGACGACTGTGGAGGTGCCGGTGGCGGCGACAATCAGCGTCGACGACGGCGAGGACTTCGACACCGTGGCGGCGCGCGTCAAGAGCGCGGTAGAGCAGTATTTCAACGGGAAGCTGCTCGGGAAGAGCGTACTGACGGCAAAGCTCGGCAGCCTGATCTTCGGTGTCGGGGGCGTTTCCAACTGCACGCTGAGTCAGCCTGCGGCCGACGTTGCAATCAGCTACAGCCAGCTTCCTATCGCGGGGGCGGTGACGATTTCGAGGAGATGAGCAGTTGAACTACACAAATTATCTCAAAGAGATATTACAGCCGCTTGACATATATGATCTGGAGAACGGCGTGGGTGCGGAAGAGCTTGCGGTGATCGGACAACAGCTGGACACGGTTTTTGACGCGCTTGAGGAAATCCGACGGGAGGCCTTTCTCGCTTCGGCGGAGAGTTACGGACTGACAAATTTCGAGGCGGCGCTGCCATTTGCGCCGGCGTACCTCACGACCGAGGACGAGCGGCGCGCCGTGATGGCGCTGCTGCGCATCCGCGGGGGCTGCTTCACGCTGCCGCTGCTGCAGAGCACCGTGAGCGGCTGCGGGCTGACGGCGACAATCGAGGAGGGCACGGAGGCGATGACGGCGGTCATCCGCTTTCCGCAGAACCGCGGGGTGCCGGACGGCTTTGAAAAGCTGCAAAAGCGCATTGAGGAAATCGTTCCCTGTCATTTGCAGACGACGTTTGTTTTCATCTATGCGCTCTGGCAGGAGCTGACGGCAGGGCTGGCGAGCTGGAGCGCCGCGCAAAGCCTGGCGGGGACGTGGAAGGCAATGGAGACTTACATATAAAGAGGTGAATTAAGCATGAGCGAATGGACGATCGTGACCGTGATCGCGACGCTTGTGGGCCTGCTGGCGACGGTCGTCCGGCCGCTGATGGACCTCAACGCGACAATCACGCGGCTCACGGAGGTTGTGAACACACTGGAAAAGAACATTTCCGGGATGAGCGCGAAAAACAGCGAGTCCCACGGCCGGCTCTGGGAAAAGTGCGGGGAGCACGACGAACTTTTGAACCGGCATGAGACGCGGCTGCTGCTTTTAGAGCGCGGCGAAGAAAAAAAGCCCGGGCAGCAGGGCTGCCCGGGCGGCTGATGCTCTGGGACTGCCCGGAGGAACCGGGCGTGCACGCGGTGCTGCGCGGCGGGGAAGTGCCGCGCGGACGGGAGACGGATTTTGACATCTGCGTTTCGGATGAGGAATTCGCGGAGCTGTGCGAGAAAAGAAAAAACAGCCCACGCGAGGGCGTGGACTGAGGAGAAGCAAAGGAGCGCAGCCTAAAAATGGCCGCGCATCCGAAGGATGTGCGGCCGTTTTGCAGCGGAGCGGATTTGGCTCGGAACATCGTCCTTCGTATCTCAGACGCGAGGCCAGCGGAAGCGGGTCGCGGCTGATGAGGAGGAGCGACGGAGCGAGTGAGCGATGGCGTTTTTTGATAAAAAAATGTCGTCGCGAACGATATGCAGTCCGCGACGACGTGGTGGAGGAGGGTGGATTCGAACCACCGAAGTCACTGACAACAGATTTACAGTCTGATACTTATGCTTGCTTTCTATCGCTATTTTCGTTCTTTGACAACAACGCTGACAACTTTTCACTAAACTTGACAACAGACTTGTCCTTCTGCTTGTCTCGCAACTCGGTATATATGGAGAGCGTTGTGTCGATGTTCGCATGGCCCAGTATTTTCTGCGCAGTATAGACGTCAACGCCACTTTCAAACATCACGGTTGCAGTCCCGTGTCGCAGGTTGTGTGCCGTCAGTTCCAACTTACCGTCCTCGAGAACAAACCCTACCGCGCTGCAGTAACGCCGCCACGCGCCTTCATATCCGCGCTCAGTCATAATGCCTCCGCCCTTGCCGCTTCTATTGCTGTTCATTGACGGAAACAGGAGGTCACTTCCGCTGTGACATTTCTGTTCTTTCAACGGCTCCTGCAGGATCTGCACAATTGGTATGACGCGCATGGACGCTTCAGTCTTTGGACATTTTAGTTTTGGATTTGCTCCATCGATGTAATCTATCGATTTATTTATTGAGATCGTCCATTTCTTGAAGTCTATGTCGTCCCATGTGAGTGATAGTGCCTCTGATTTTCTTAGCCCCGTGCAAAGTAGTAGGAACGGGAATAAGCCAAACGGCGCGTCGATGCTCGAAAGGATTGTAAAAATCTCCTCGTCGGTTGGCGCCCTGCGCTTTCCATGCGATAGTCCCTTTGGAAGCTTTACCGCCGTAGCCGCGTTAAATGGAACATAGCCGTGGATGACAGCATAGTCTAATATCATTGAATAGATAGACCGGCGCGTGTTTACAATCGTCCTGCTGTACCCTTGCGCCGCTGCAGCCTTGAGGTCTGCAATTATATCCAGCGCAGTTACATCCTCTATCGGCTTTTCTCCATGTGTATCCAAAATCTCATTGTAGTGCGGCTCGTAGTTCGCCCACGTCCGGTCCGTAATGGCCTCTCTGTGCTCACGCTCCCAGCCAGCGGCAACGTCTCGGAACAGAATGCGGGAAATAGTCTCCTTATCGGTTATCTTATTGTATAGCCGTTCCGGGTCCTTGTCATAGATTGCATGGCGGCCGGCAGAGTCATGCCAGTAGCCCATGTAGCGCCCGTCCGCGCGGAGCGTGAACATGGAAGCATAGTCTATCTTCTTTGGCATGATGAATGCCTCCTGCGCAGCGCATCATTAAAGCCGTTTCCCGGTAGCCAAATTTCCCATTGTTTAATCGGACGATTCGCTGCTCCGAAACCATAGATATATCCTGCTGCAAAGCATAACAAAAGAGCAAATGTCATTAAAAAAGTGCCGCGCTTCATTTTAATCATCAGCCTCCTTTACAGTTCGGACTCCACTTACCAATAATGCAATTACCGAAATATATTTGAATATATTGTGAGCGTGACTTTGAATAATAACCATTATTATTGAGACATAAAACACCCACATCATAGAAAAAAAGCAGACCTGCTTAAAAGTTTTGTCTTTATCAAAATCATCATATTTTACTGTCGAGAATCGAATAGCATCAGGATTGGCTTGATAGTATTTTTCCTCTTTGTTTTTTGCTCGTCGCATAGAAGCCCGTTTAAACGCGTACCAGCAAAACGATATTATAGGTACTACAATCAGCTGCGCTAATTCGAAGTAAAGCATATTGATCAGAACTTCCCTCTCAGTTCAACGACCTTGCCGAGTATTGCGACCGGCAGGCGCTTAATATCGTCATTTGAATAAAACATTGGTTCGAACGCCGGATTGTTGGGTATCAACATGACGCCGTCCGGGCCTTTTTTTATTTTCTTGACTGTCGCGCTGTCTCCGTTTACAAGGACCACGGCAATATCACCGGTGTCTACATCATCCTGTTTTCGGACGATCACGACATCGCCGTCGAGCATCCGTGGCTCCATGCTGCGCCCGCGGATCCGCAGACCGAAGTATTCCTCTCCCGCACGAACGATGTCAGGGGAAAGTTCCTCGTAGTCGATGATGTTCTCCTCGGCGTACATGGGCAGTCCGGCGGCCACGTCACCAAGTACCGGAACCATTACTCTCGTTTTGTCCATGGTACTGTTCTCCTTCGAATAATCAATTCCGAGAAGATAGTCCACGGGTACACCAAAAAACTGGGACAGCTTGATCGTCGTTTCATAATTCGGCTCTCTTTTTCCGGCCTCCCATCCGCCTACGGTGGACTGGGCAACGCCGAAAGCGTCCGCAAACGATTGCTGAGATTTATAGCCCGCCTTTTCGCGGAGTTCTTTAATTCTCGTCTGAAACACGAAGTCACCCCCTTTAAATACAGTATAACCACTGTTTGCGTTTAATTGCAATATGCGATTAATAATCTTAAAAAGATAAACGCGAAATGCGTTGACAAACGCAGATAGCGTGCTATAATTAACGCAGTTAGCGGTTATGTGGGAGGTAAACAAATGCGAGAATGGCTTGCTCAAACGCGAAATGAGTTAGGAATGAGCCAATACGACGTAGCGAAAGCCGCGCATATCAGCCAGAGCTATTACGCCGGAATTGAAACAGGAGTGCGTGGAAAACCGCTTGGTGTGCCCGTTGCGAAGTCTATCGCCTCGGTTCTCGGGTTCGACTGGACCCGTTTCTACGACGATTCAAGTGTAGCACAGGCCGTGTCCCATAAAGCGGTCTGACGGATGGGAGGTGAAAAAAGATGCCGCGAGAGCTTGAAACATACCGTCCGCAGCTGCAGCGGATGGACGAGCTTTTTCCAGGGACGGAAATGCTGACGGTCTCCGACCTCATGAAGCTCACGGGCAAGTGCTACAACACGACCCGAAAGTATTTCCCTTTTGATGGCGCCTACATAAGTAAGGTCAACGTGGCACACCGGCTTGCGGAGATCGGCCGCATCAGGACATGAGCGGCGTGCATCATCCCTGCGACCTGCGGCGCATAAACGTCCGCACGTTTGTGTGCCCCGTCTGCGGGGCTGTGGTGCCCGCGACAAAGTACAAGGGCAGAACAAGAGCCGGCCATATTAAAACGATGTGGTGTTACTCCTGCCGGGAGGTCAGAGACTTCCTGCAGGTGGACCGAGTGGAAGGAGATGAAACCATGAACAATTCGTGCGATGCCTGCATCTGCGGGAGCTGCAGCCGCCGATGGACGGAAGATTGCCCACGCGCGGGCGACCCGGCGTGTGACGGCTGCAACCGCGGAAACGGCGCGCCTGTGAGTTGCGAGAGCGTCGCCTTCGGCGGCGGGAAGAAACGAGAGGAAGTGAAAGCATGAGAGAGCTGATCGCGATCTGCGGCGGCTGGGAGAACGCCCGGAAAGGGCTGCGCGAGGGCGTTCCGTTTGTGGCACTGCTGGCCGGCATCTACTTCCTCGCCTGCGCGGTGGTGCCGATATGA